ATAGAAATCTTTTAAAGAATAAATAAGGAGAATAATTAAATGGCTGAGATAAGAGTTAAGAAATTAATAACTATACAACTCACTTTAAATCGGAAAGAAAGTGAATATATTCATGACTTAATGCGAAATTATCTTAGTGATGGTCCAGATTCTGAAAATCCTGAACATACTGAAATACGTGAAAATATATTTAAATTGCTTGATGATACATTATCATACAATTAATTAAAAACAACTAAAAGGAAATTGATTAAATGACACTTAAAGCTATCGAACTCAATGATGATACTAAAATTCTTTTCTTTGATACTGAGACTTCAGGCTTCATCAAGAAAGATCTTTCAGCAGACCATCCAGATCAAGCATGGACAGTTCAAGTCGGTGCTATCTTAGCAAATCAGAATGAAGATTTAGCAAAAATGAATACAATTATCAAAGCGAATGGAAGATCAATGAATCCATTTGCACAAGAAGTACATGGAATATCAATTGAGAAAGCTGATGCTGAAGGAGTGCATGAACTTGAAGCAGCAGAGCAATTTGGTTTACTGCTTCGTCAAGCAGATCTGATGGTTTGTCATAATCTTGCCTTTGATATTAAATATGTTCGGCACTTGATGGAAAGAAATATTGATGCACTTTCTGATGAAGCTAGGTCAGCTTTTTATCTTGATATGCCAGGTTACTGCACTATGCAAGACAAAGCAGTTGTTAAGTTTTGTGGTTTGCTTAATAAAGCCAATCGCCCGAAATGGCCTAAGCTTGTTGAACTGCATGAAATTTTATTCAAAGAAACCTTTGATGGCGCTCATGATGCCTTCGCTGATATTTCTGCAACGAAACGATGTTTCTTTGAATTGCTTAAGTTAGAAATTATTACCTTGAATTAGCTTTCTAATAAAGGCTTTAAAATGGTCGTGACGGAATGATTTTTCTAGCCATAGGGACGTACCAAAAAATCTTTTTCGTTCCGCTACGGGCATCCTGGCAACAAATCACCGACAAAAAAGACACTTACATGGATAAAAATACATTGTTACATTATCTAAGAAGCCCATATAATATAAGTGTAGATGATATGCGCGATGCAAGATATTATGCTGCTGATGAGCTTGAAAGGCTTTATACGATAGAAGAGCATGTTAAGGAACTTGCAGATAAACTTGAAAAACAAGATGAACTTGCTGTTCAAAATTGAACAAATCAAACTAAAATCTTCTCAAGAATTTTATGGATATATCTAATAAAGAATTCTTAAGTGCAATCTTTGGAAATGATTTTATCTGGTCACATGTAACAGATTTCTTTCATGATCCAGGAATCGGCTTCACTGAAGAAAGTAAAAAAGCATGGCTTGGAAATCATTATGTAAATATAGAACTTCGAGAGTTTGCAAATCAATATTTTACAATTAGTTTGTTTCATGAAACATCTGATGAACTTGCTCGTCGAAGAAAAGAACTTTTCAAGTCAACCCATTGCATAGTTGTAGATGATGTCGGAGAAAAAATTCCAATCGAGCTTATGCTTGATAAACCTGCACCAAGCTGGATATTAGAAACCTCACCAGGTTCTCAGCAATGGGGATATATCTTGACTGAACCATGTAAGGAACGAGCATCAGTAGAGAACTTACTTACTGGCTTAGTGCATAAGATTTGTCCTGATGGTGTTGATTCAGGAATGCTCGGAGTTACCAGATACGTTCGATTACCTGAAGGTTATAATACAAAAAAGAGTAAAGTCAAGCTGAACAAGGGAAAGATTTTTAAATGCAGGATGATTATTTGGCAGCCAGAAGTTAAGATAAGTATCACAGATTTGGCTGCTGCATTTGAAATTGATTTAACTAAGTCTTCAAAATATTCTCAATCAAGTGATTATGAATTTCTTGAAGACCATTATGCAGCAAAACATCCTGCTTGGCAAAAGATTGAACTTAAAAGCATTCTGAATGAAGGTCATTATGACGTTAGTTGTCCCTGGACCAATGAACATACTGATCCTTCAGATGATAGGGCCACAGTATTTATTTTAGTTGATGGTTATATGACATTCAAATGTCACCATGGTCACTGTGTAGATCGAACTGGTAAGGATCTTTTAGAATATTTACGAGAGAAGATTACTGATTGGGATGAACTTTATCTTGAATATAAGAATGAACTTGCAAGAATGAACCCAATCAATCCATGCCCAATTAAGTTTAAGGAACTTAGAAATGCCAACACCTTTGAAAAATGAAATAGGTAATAGATATGGTTTGCTTACTGTTATTTCTAGAGCAGACAATGTAAAAGGAAAGTCTTGTTGGAATTGTCAATGTGATTGTGGTAATAATAAAGATGCTGTTTTAGCAAGATCTTTGAGAAGTGGTGGTACAATTTCTTGCGGATGTCAGCGTAGAGGTAGAAAAAGTAGTGAATTTACTTCAGAAGTATTAAAAGTAAAAAGGCAAAAATATTATAATGAACTGAAGAAACTGATTGAACTGAATGCCCTGAAGGAACTAAAAAAACGAAAGAAAAATAAAATGAGACTCGTAATTTTAGAATCTCCATATGCAGGAGATATTCTGAAAAACATTCAATATGCAAGAAGATGCGTTCGAGACAGTCTGCTTCGTGGAGAATCTCCAATAGCAAGTCATCTGCTTTACACTCAAGATAGTATATTAAATGATACTATTCCAGCAGAGCGTCAACTTGGTATTGATGCTGGACTTGCGTGGAAAGTTGTCGCTGAAGCAACTGTAGTATATGCTGATCTTGGAATAACTGATGGTATGAAGTATGGAATTGCTCAAGCTAAAAAGCTTGGGCTTAAGATTGAAATTAGATACTTATTTAAAAAGGGAGAATAGATATGCTGATATGTGTTTGTGATAAAGCTCATAAGAATTGCGAAAAATATTGTTCAAAATGGAATTTTAAAAAACTGCCAAATAAAGTATTCAATCATCCAAAATGGCCTAAAAAACATGAATCACTTAATAAGGAATCTATAGAATGAAAATATCTGCGAAAATGCTTGCCTTTATTGCAGGAACAATGGAAGAAGAGATAGCCAGAACAACGCATTAGGTTGATAAAAAATATGCAGAATGGTGTAGAAAGAATAGTATCGAAGTAATCAAATGGGCAAATAAGAAGATTGCTAAACGAAACAAGGGGATAACAAAATGAAAATAATCAAACCAAGTGTAGAGTTTTACGGAGCAGTTCCAACTGATTATGAAGGGACGCTTAAATTCATCGAGATTGCAGGACGTACTTGCTACAAGTCAGAGGATAAGATTGGTTGTACACTTAGAGGGAAGATAAGCCCCGAGGAGTTTACGCCAGACTACTGCGCCGAGGATGGACGATGGGACGATATAAATGGAGGAGTGGTAAATTGTGGGGCAGGGTGTAAATACCACTCAGCATGGAGCTTCGTCAAGAAGCTGATCAAAGCTAGGCACCTGGCGATGGTTGAGCATTCAAATTTTGTGGTGCGATTACCAACAGAAGGCGCACCCGGTAACTTCTCGACCCCAGTTGGTAGGTTTCATAGCCACCTTGTAACCAATGAATTTATTTATATTGGCGGAAACCTTACTGCCTGGTATCAAGCCATTCTGCGTGAAGGGGACGACCCTGTGTTTGTCCCATTTATAAAGCAGTACGGCAAACTGTTTGATATTTCATCAGACGCCTATTCAGGTAACTGGCAGCCCTGCCCCCACGACGAGATCCCCAAAGAACTCCACCGCTACTCGGCCAAGTTCATTACTGATCGAGGTGTTACGCATGAGATAGTGCGCCATCGCCCGACAGCTATGGACTGGTATGGAGAATTTGTTGATTCACCCATTGACATTTACAAAGTATTCGATGCTTCCCTCGCCCAGGAGTCAACACGGTATGTGAACTACGGCGGCAAAGACATGGAATTCATTGAGCCTGCTGGATTTGATGAATGGTCTGTAGATGCACAGATTTATTTCGAGAACACTTGCGGTAATGCTGAGTATGTATATGCGGTACTGTTAAGTGAAGGGCTCAAACCCCAACAAGCCCGAGCCGTCCTTCCCAATGCCCTCAAGACTGAGATCGTTGTTACTGCTGATGCAGCTGAGTGGGCACATATCCGTAAACTTAGAACTCATCCGTCAGCCCAGCCTGATATGGTACGGGTGATGAATATGATGCCTTGGGATGAAATAAAATAATAGGGTATGGATTTTGAATGAACTTTCCACACCCTATTAGATTATTCTTTATTGTAAACTTCCTGCAACTTCTTGATACTTCTTCAGAATTTGTTCTCGCTGGATCTTGAGTTGTCCAAGTCTAGTTTGAACATTTTCTGTTGAAGGAATCTTTTCTAACTTGTTTATCACTGCTTTATTCCTACTCAATGCTGCTTGAAAATTCTCCTGTAACTTCATTTGCTTAAATCGATCAAGATTTGATTCAATAAAAAATCTTTTATCCTGAGAATTTTCAAGTTGCTTCTTAAACAGTCTTGCATCCTTGCCTGCCTTTGTAAATTCCTGTTCTGCAATAGATTTCTTAAGATCAGATCCTCTACCAGCGTGCCAATAATAAAGTTTGCCTATACCTGGAATTGAATCAATGATTCTTGCATGATCAAATTTACTCGTATCTCCTGAGACATACTCAGAATAAGTTTGAGCAATATCCTTACTGGCAGCGTTAATAAACTTCATTGGTGGAAGAATCTGCTGAGATATTGCTGATCCAAAACCTTCACGAGTTATCTGCATCTGCGTATACCTAGAAGCGCCTCCGATTGTCAAGAAGTTATCAATAACATTATCACTGAATTTTGTTTCTTTTCCTAGCATAAAATCCTTGATTTCATCTGCACCAGCATTAGCAAGTGTAAGCAAGGTCATCAGCTGAATCATGTTCGTAATGCCCTGAAGTTTCTGCTGTGGATTTTCACTTTTAATATTATGCACAACCTCCTTTCTGAATACATCAAACTGCTTTAAGGTATAAGTCTTGAGCATATAAAATACTCGACCATTTCCACTATTGAGATAAAATTCTGGCATCTCAGAAAGAGCAACTGGTTGAAAGTCAAGTAATCTAGAATAAAGCAACATCTTAACATTATCTGATGGATTATCAGCAAGAATTTCTTGTACTACTTCTTGTGATTTATTTCCAAATGTTGGTCTGATTAATCTTGCTAAGGCTTCAGGATTCTTTCTAGCTTCAGCTTTAAATCTATCAAGCGCATTATTAATTAAAACTTCTTTACCTATCGAATCAATCTTTTCTAGGCCAACATATTTAAATACTTTACTAACTCCTTTACTTAATGTTGTTCCATCAGCAAATTCTTGAGCAATTCGTTCGATACCTAAGTCTTCTTTAGTTACATTAGACTTATTCATTATTGCTTTTGATAGATTCTTAACTGTATCGCTAAACCCTATTGGAGTCCATACCTTACCTACATACATGGCCCACGCTAAGTCTCCAATCTGCGTAATAGCTGAAGTAAAGCTACCCATAGTATCAATATACGAAAGATTCTTATACGCATTAACTATGCCAGTTGTACCATGCTCATGAAATCTTGCATCTAGAATATCACGAACCATTTTCTCATCTTTCTTTTGAATCTTACCATCAGTCATCATTTGATCAATATATGATCCAATGTTTTCAGTATAATCTCGTTGAAGTTTATAAGCATTTAACTTTGATTCAATTAAAGATAAGTCTTCATTCAAACCTGTGATTCGATCTTCAAAATCAGTAAGTCTTTCAGGATTCTCAACCCGTGCCATATTAGCAAGTTGATTCAGTTTTATCAATTCTGCATTCTTTCTTTTACTGGATGATTTCAAATCATTAATTCTCTGAGAAACTTTACCAAAGAATTTTCTTGCTTCAATCTTTTTAGTCATACTATAAACATACTGCATC